GCCACTGAAGATGTATTAGACCGGGTCAAACGATCATTTACAGACTTTATCAAAAGCGTAGAAGACGACATCAAAGATCCTGACATCAAAGACAAAAAACGCGAAGACACAGATCTCAAGAGCAAAGACAAAAAAGATCGGGGTCTCCGAGCCAAGGACCAACCAGTCGCTGAAGATCCCACTGAACAAGAACCTGTGACCAGTATAGCACCCATCGTGGAGCCACAAGCACCTATTGTAAATCCAACCTATGCCGAATCAGCACCTGTCAAAACCATGACCATGGAAGATGGCAACATGTTTGAAATACACGGCAATGAACACGATGGATTTGAAATACGCCGAGAAGGTCGTTGTATGCGCAGCAGATTTGAAAATCTTGATCACGCTGTCATGGCCTTGGAGATGTTCCAAGCTCGTCGTCGTAAAGCCGACGAGTCACAAGATTACATGGATGAAGAATAATGTTAAGCCTAGATTTGTTTGATTCACGATACGAACGTGACCTGCGTGAAGGTGCTGTTGACGACCTAGAAGCCCGCAGGATTGATGATCTTAACGATCGCATGCAGGACTTGTTGGCTCGTGCCCGAGAAGCCAAGACACCTGAACACAAAGCAGGTCTTAAGCGTGAGTTTGACAAAGTCAAAGACGAGCGTGACAGCTATTATAAAGTACGCGAAGCTGGCATTCCTGGCAACGTGCCAGTAGAAAAGATACCTGGCAAAGAAGACCTACTCCGAGGCCGGGGCCGTAGCTACTACGAAGATCAAAAAAAAAGTTCTGATGAAGTAGACGAACACGGCGGCGGCATAGGTCCGCGTCAACACTGGCAGGATCTCATGCAAGAGCGTAAATTGTCAGTGGGTGATCCTGTTGTGGTTACAGCACCCAACGAGTTCGAAGGCAAGACTGGTGAAGTTGCTGAGTTTAGCCCAAGTGGCAAGTTTGTGGTAGTTAACTTGTACAACCACGGTGAACACAGCATGCACCTAAGCGATATTGCCTTTAATGAATATGCTGATCAAGAAGATGATGATGAAGGTGTGGCGGAGACTGTGACAGATCATCGTGCAGGCATGGCTCGAATATATCGTCGACTGGCTCCTAAGATTGAACGCTACCGAGACAGTTTCCTTGCTGGCCAACTGTATGATGAACTAGAAAACTATGCTGAACTACATGGTGCTGAAAGAGAATTCAAACAGATGATGAATGGTGCTAGAAACCGTGCCCACATGGAATACGACACCAACCCGGGTGGTTTCCACAACTGGTTCTGGTTCCTGCCGTTTGAGGACGAAGGTGTAGAAGAAGGTTGGAGTGATGCCGTGGTTTCTCGAAGAACAGGCACGCCACGCACACCGTATTCAGTTTTTATCAAAGGTAGGAAGTGGAAAGACTTTGAGAATGACGATCATGCTGAGGCTGTAGCAAACAAATTACGGGCCAAGTTCAAAGCAGATGGACGTGATCCGAGCGTTATTACTATTGCTCCCACTGACATGTCCGAAGGCGTCACAGAAGATCAAGACACATCGGGTGTGGAACAAGCAATACTCAAACGTATCATGGTTGCTCATCTTGATTTGTTACGACAATATGGTCCAGAAAAAGTCATGCAGGCCGCAGAAGAAGTGGCCTATAATGTGGGTGATGTGGACGAGATTGGCACCAGTGATGTCAGTGCGTATGTTCAACAGGTCAAACAAATTCTCGGAGCTGTCGCTTGAGATACGCTGAAATCCTAGAAGCCTGTTGGAAGGGTTATCGTCAAGCCGGCATGAAGAAAAAGGGTGATCGTCAGGTGCCCAACTGTGTACCTGTCAGCGAGAATGAAGTTCGCCACGATGCTGACAATTTTAGTCCCAATGACAATGCACTAGATCGACTGCATCATGAATTTATTCCCACCTGGCAAATATTAAATCATAAAGTTTTAAAGACTGCTTACAATTTTGCAGATGACGACACAGCCTTGGAATTTGTACAAGCCATCAAACTGATGGGAGAACACATGGATCACAACGGTGTAATCACCCTGGACAACGCACAGGTCACTGTGGAAGTGACCACACATGATGTCAACGGTCTTACACGTTTAGATTTTGAATATGCATTGAAAGCTCACGATCTGGCCAACAAGATGAATGGTGATCAAGAGCCACATCCTACAAATTCTTTAGAAGCCATAGAAGAAGATTTAAAAAAATGGTTCAAAGAAAAGTGGGTGCGTTTTGGACCCGACGGCAAGATCCGTGGAGACTGTGCCCGAGGATCCAGCAAAGAAGGCAAGCCAAAATGTTTACCACAAAGCAAGGCACATGCTCTAGGTAAAAAAGGTCGTGCCAGTTCCGCGGCCAAGAAACGTAGAGAAGATCCCAATCCTGAACGTCGTGGTCCAGCCCGGAATGTTGCCACCAAGGTCAAAGAAGGTTCATCAGCGATCACAGATGAAGATGTAACTGATTTAATACACGACATAGCTGTGAATTTAATATTCAATAAACAAAGAATGTCTATTAGAGAAAATGATCCAACACTGGTTGCCAAGGAAGTTCATAAGGCATACAAGATGGAAGGTATTCCTTTTACACAAACTGATTTAGATCGCGTGTTGGCCTTGTTTCCTAAAGTTATGAAACGTTTAAGAAAAGGTTTCCGCGATGAAGGAGACATGTACAAAGAAGAACAAGAACTTGATGAAAAACAAGATGCCTGCTATAACAAAGTAAAAAGTCGTTACAAGGTCTGGCCGTCGGCTTATGCCAGCGGAGCCCTTGTTCAGTGTCGTAAAAAAGGTGCCGCTAATTGGGGCAACAAGAAAAAATGAGAAATTTAATCAACCTATTAGAAGCCATAGAGTCGGGATGTCCCCCGGCTACACAAAGCATTGATCTCAATCTTAAGAATCGCCAGAAAGCCATAGACGAATATCACTATGGTCCACTAAATCCTGCGGAACCCAACGAAGAATACTGGGCCGAGCTGGCTGACAAATGGAACACTGATGACATAGAGTCAGTCAAGGCCAATCGCTGTGGCAACTGTGCGGCCTTTGACATTAGTGAAGACATGTTGGACTGCATTGCCCGAGGTATTGGTTCAGAACCTGGCAGTGATCCACATGATACCATAGATGCTGGAGATCTAGGCTACTGTAAGTTTTTGAAATTTAAATGTGCTGCCAAACGCACCTGTGATGCCTGGGTCGAAGGTGGTCCTGTTACAGAAGAACAACTGGATGAACTGGAATTTCTTGGTAGCACCTGCACCAAAGACTGCTCGGGTCATAGGGCTGGCTATGCCTGGAGTCAAAGCAAAGGCGGTCAAGTGGCCAACAGTCCATTTAGTCCCAGTTTCAACAAAGGCAGCCAACTGCACGTGGACGGCAAATGAACACTTACCCAGTATATCCCGAGGACGACGGTAGTGATACTCCAAGACTTCCATACGCACCGGCCTAACCTAGATGAAAGCAGTGGTAGTAGCCTGTCAGGCAGCATGACACGTGACCTCACAGCCAGCAAGGTCTGGTTGATGTCGGAACTAGAACGCATACAACAAGATTTTAGTGCAGTCTACATACTAGGAGCCTGGTATGGCAACCTGGCCTTGTATATGAAATTACAGCCCAGAATCACAGCAGATCAAATCATACTTGTGGAAAAGAACAAGGAGTTTTTGACGACCAGCCGTCGGTTACTGGACTTGGCCGGTGCTGACAATGTGGAATACATGCTGGCCGATGCCAACCGACTCGATTACAGACAGCTGGGCAGTTCCGGTGTTGTGGTCAATACCAGCCTTACTAACATGCCAGGACGAGCATGGTTTTTGAACATACCCGACGGCACCTTGGTGGTGCTCCAAGGACGTGATCATGATCCCAACCGAAACTTTGAAAGCACACAGAGCATCATAGATCGTTTTCCCTTGAGTGAAATTCTGTATCATGGAAGTATGCAACTGCGTGATCCCGAAACTGAATACACTCGTTACATGGTGATCGGACGCAAATAGAACACCCTTAGGACCGCACTAGTTGCGAGGGCGGGCGGCTGCTGCCCGTAGAAAACGATTCGCTACCGTGGACTACCAAGTGAGCTAATTACTTACATGACAAAACAGATGTTGGTTCCCGGTCCTTATCAAGGCACCAAAGATAACGTTCCTCAATTTCCTGGGTACGGATGGATTTGGCAACTTCCCAACAAAAAAATTTACTTTGCATTGTTTCAAGGGTGGAACAAACAAAATTTACCCCGGGGGTATGACAACTATATTGTCAGCTTTCATTTAGAAACAGTAGATGTTGGTTGGCTTAAACAACAACAGGTTACTGGACCGATTGTTGTTTTGTTTGACGGTCAAGATTATGATTTAAAAATACCTGGCGTATATTTTGTGCCGTTTTACTATTGGCATCACCAGCTCAACCTCATGATTGAATGGTTCGGCCTACAAGAAAAAGCAAAACCCAACTACAAATTCAGTGCAGTTTGTAACAGGATAACCCAAAGCAAATTATGGATCACAACCAAACTGTTAGAAACAGCCCCGGATTCATCTTTAGTTGTGTTGAACTCTTGGCTAGAAGAAAAAAATGTACATAGGTGGCAACCAGTTGGCAATGTTACTCTTGACAATCTCACGCAGATATTTCGAGACAGTTATCTTGGTCAAGAAATAAAAATTGACAAGTTTGATAATACTACTCAAAATTCTCAAAACATAACCAGTGATCCTTGGCAACCATTGTATCAAGACTGCGCTGTACATTTTACAAATGAAAGTTTTCACTATAGCTACATGGTTGAAGATGGACAAGAATATATTTGGCCAGGGCCATTTATTACAGAAAAAACACTAAAATGTCTGTTAGGGGGTACTGCATTTATACCAGTCGGTCAATTTGAAACTTACAAAACATTGACTAGTTTAGGGTTGCATTTTGATTATGACTTTGATACTACCTGGGATTTGGATGCTGGTAATATAACCAGGTCGGCTAGTATTGTTAATTTAATTGACAAACTATCTCAATTCAGTGTAGACCAATTGGTAAGTAAAACCCAGGAAAGTAGCAAGTATACCCAAAATTATATTGTATCTGGAAAATTTTTTAATCAATGCGAGCAAAAAAATAACGAGTCAATTGCCCAAATTTTCAAATTAATCTGTTGACTTTTTATCATAATACTGTACAATAACAAAACTAACCCAGGAGAATTCCATGACATCAAGAGTATTCACAGCCGACCAAACTAAAAAACTCAACCAGGTCATCAATGAAGGCATGCAGGTCATGCACGAAATTGAAACTTTAACCGGCGGCCTTAATGACACAGTGAAAGCCATTGCCGAAGAGCTGGATATCAAACCTAACATTCTCAAGAAGGCCATCAAGTTGGCACACAAGAGTGAGTTTGGCCGCGAACAGCAGGATCATGAATTGCTTGAGCAAATTTTAGTCACTGTGGGCAAGACCTTATAAGTACTGTTTTACAACAGCGAGTCGTTCACGTTACGAACATGAATCATGGCAAGCCAGCCATAACTGGAGAAAGAATTGAGTTATATTGACGCACTATTTGATCGTGAACACGATCGCATACATGTGGTTGAACGCAGAGATGGCGAACGTCGCTATCAAGAATACGCACCCAACTACACATTCTACTATGATGATCCTCGTGGTAAATTTACTAGCCTATTTGGCACACCTGTAAGCAGATTCAGTACACGCAACAACAAAGAGTTCCGAAAAGAGATCCGCATACAGAGTGGCAAGCAACTGTATGAATCGGATATCAATCCAATCTTCCGTTGCCTTGAAGAAAACTACAAAGGCCAAGACGGCCCAAAACTAAATGTAGCGTTTTTCGATATTGAAGTAGACTTCGATCCAGAACGTGGTTTTAGTCCAACAACAGATCCATTCAATGCTATCACTGCTATTTCAGTTTATCTGCAATGGCTAGATCAAATGGTTACCTTGGTTATTCCTCCCCGGCACATGAGTCGTGCGACCGCGGATGAGATTGCCGGCGAGTTTGAAAACTGCGTTGTATTTGATCGAGAAGAAGAAATGTTAAAAACGTTCTTGGACTTGATCGAAGACGCAGATGCACTTTCAGGTTGGAACAGTGAGGGGTATGATATACCCTACACAGTAAATCGTGTTACTCGGGTCCTCAGCAAGGACGACACACGTAGATTTTGTTTATGGAATCAATATCCTAAAAAGCGTGTATTTGAACGCTTTGGTGCAGAGAATGAAACATATGACTTGATTGGTCGTGTGCATATGGACTATATGCAACTGTATCGCAAGTATACCTATGAAGAACGTCACAGTTATAGCCTGGATGCCATTGCCGAATATGAACTCCAGGAAACCAAGACAGTGTTCGAAGGCACGCTAGATCAACTGTACAATCAAAACTTTAAACGGTTTATCGAGTATAACAGACAAGATACAATGATCCTGGCCAAGCTGGACAGGAAATTAAAGTTTTTGGATCTTGCTAACACCTTGGCACATGAGAACACAGTGTTGTTGCAGACCACAATGGGTGCTGTGGCTGTAACTGAGCAGGCCATCATCAACGAAGCACACGAGCGTGGCATGGTTGTGCCCAATCGCAAGGAACGTTACAGTGATGAGGATACGCAGGCCGCTGGAGCTTATGTTGCATTTCCAAAGAAAGGCATCCACGAGTATGTGGGAAGCATAGACATCAACAGTTTGTATCCCAGTACTATTCGTGCGCTCAACATGGGACCAGAAACCATCGTCGGGCAGTTGCGTCCTGTAATGACCGAACGATATATCAGTGACAAAATACGCAGTGGTAGTAGTTTTGCTGCCGCATGGGAGGGCCTGTTTGGCAGTTTAGAATACACGGCTGTTATGAATACCGAACCGGGCACAGAAATTACCATTGATTGGAAAGATGGTGAAGAGAGTGTACACAGTGCTGCGGACGTATGGAAGATAATTTTTGATAGTAACCGCCCTTGGATGATCACGGCCAACGGCACTATCTTTACTTACGAGAAGGAAGCAGTTATTCCTGGCTTGTTAAAACGCTGGTATGCCGAGCGCACAGAAATGCAGGCCCGACTAAAGGAGTGTAAAAATGCAGAAGATGAAGAGTATTGGGATAAAAGACAACTGGTTAAAAAGATTAACCTCAACAGTTTGTATGGTGCTATTCTTAATCCTGGTTGCAGGTTCTTTGACAAGCGTATTGGCCAATCCACAACTCTTACTGGTCGTGCCATTGCCCGTCACATGGATGCTTATGTAAATGAATGTATCACTGGCAAATATGATCATGTAGGTGAAGCAATCATTTATGGCGACACAGACTCATGTTATTTCTCAGCGTATCCAGTGTTGCAAAAAGAAATAGAAGCCGGCAACATGACATGGAGTCGTGAAATTGCTGTACAACTGTACAACAGTATTGCTGATCAAGTTAACGAATCGTTTCCTGGCTTTATGGAAACTGCATTCCACGTGCCTAGAGAGATGGGTGATGTGATCCGAGGTGGTCGAGAGATTGTGGCCAGCAAGGGCTTGTTTATTACCAAAAAGCGTTATGCTGTCATGTACTACGACAAAGAGAACAGGCGTGTGGACACGCACGGTAGCCCTGGCCGAGTAAAAGCCATGGGTCTTGATCTCAAGCGCAGTGATACTCCCAAAGTCATCCAGGAGTTTTTAAGTCAAATACTTGACGAGATTTTGATCGGCACCAGTCGTGAGCAGATCATTGAAAAGATCCGCGAGTTCAAGTACAAGTTCAAAGAGCGTCCAGGTTGGGAGAAGGGCAGTCCCAAGCGTGTGAACAACTTGACCAAGTATGCCAAGGAAGAAGAACGCCAGGGCCGAGCCAACATGCCAGGCCATGTGCGTGCAGCCATCAACTGGAACAACCTACGCAGAATGAACTCAGACAAGTACAGCATGCAGATTGTCGATGGCATGAAGACCATTGTGTGCAAGTTGAAATCCAATCCCTTGGGCTGGACCAGCATAGGGTACCCCACAGACGAGATCCATTTGCCAACCTGGTTCAAAGAACTACCCTTCGACGACAGCGAGATGGAAGCCACAGTAGTGGATCAAAAGATTGACAATTTGCTGGGTGTGTTGGGCTGGGATTTAGCCAGCGCCACCAACACAGAAAACACCTTCCAAACTTTATTTGAGTGGTGATATGAAGCTGAGCGAACTGGTCGCCTACCGCAATTATTTGGAACAAACAAGTGCGTTGCTTGTTGGCAGAGCAGCTGATCGCGATTTGGCCACGATCATGCACATGGTACAAAACAGCGTGCAAATAGAGCAATTTGCAGATCAGTTAAAAACTCAGCAAGAAACCATACAAAAAAACTTTGAGAGATTTGAACAGTTGTTGGATCAACTCAAACAACAAATCAAAAAATTAATTGCACAGCAGGAACAGCCCTGGTTTGTTGAAAGTTACAGACTGTACGAATGTGAAATGTGTTACGAAACCGCAGAATACATTCTTAAACGACACAGTCCGATATCAACTGAATCTCGTATCACTTTGCAAACACGTCTTTTAAACTACACTGACTGGCAATATGCTGGCATGGTCATACGTCCGGGGTTAGAAACTTTTACCTACGACATGGTAAGTCTTGATCCCTTGTATATAATTGACGAAAGTTATGAACTATTGGAGCCAACCATTGTCAAATTTCCAGCACAATATCAGCGGCGATTGAGACCCTATGTGATCAATGAAAGACAACCAGACCCTATCCTGATCAAAATACCAGATGGCCAATTTGGCCTGTGTTTGGTTTATCATTTGTTCAATTTTCGGCCTTTAGAAATCATCAAACGGTATCTCATTGAGATCTTACAAAAACTCAAACCGGGAGGCATATTGGTCATGACCTTCAATGACTGCGACCGTGAACAAGCCGTTATGTTGGTTGAACAACATTTTGCCTGTTACACTCCTGGATACCTTGTCAAAGATTTAGTGGTCAGTCTCGGATACGAAATACTGTATTCGTGGCACGACGGTGGACCCAGCACTTGGCTAGAGTTACGCAAACCCGGAACACTTACCACGGTCAAAGGCGGCCAAAGTTTTGCCAAAGTTGTTGCATATCCCAATTAAACGCTGTATAATCAAACACAAAGGAGAATTACATGAGAGATCACTTACTAGACTTAGTAGAACACACACACGACCTAGGCGTCATTGACTTGGTCAAAATCACTGGAGATGACAAATCAACCGTGATCAATGGCTTGGCCGAAGATCGCAGCGTAGTGGTAGAAGGCACATTTGCACAACCGCACGCAGACTTTATTGGTAACTTTGGTATGCCAAACTTGAGCAAATTGAAGATCCTATTGAACTTACAAGAGTACAAGGAAAACGCAGATTTAAGTCTGACACGCAAGGATACTGGTGCACCAGACGGCATTAATTTTAAAAATGCCACCGGCGATTTTAAAAACAATTACAGGTTTATGGCATCAGAGATTGTGAATGAAAAGTTAAAGACCGTGAAGTTTAAAGGTGTAAACTGGCATATTGAATTTGAGCCAACCGTGGCCTCTATCCAGCGACTCAAGATGCAGGCGCAGGCCAATGCTGAAGAAGTCAACTTCCAGGCCAAAACTGAAAACGGTGACTTAAAGTTTTTCTTTGGTGATCATTCGACCCATGCAGGAAACTTTGTGTTCCAGCCTGGTGTAACCGGTACACTAAAACGTGCATGGTCCTGGCCAATCAAGACTGTGATTGGTATTCTTGATCTAACTGGTGACAAGACATTCAAGATCAGCGATGATGGTGCGGCCATGATTACTGTAGACTCTGGACTTGCTGTTTATAACTATATTCTTCCAGCACAGAGCAAGTGAGCCAAGACAATCTAACCGCCAAGCAGAATGATTATGCTGTGTTCCTGCCAGCTATCAGTGGTTTCTACGCCACATTTGTAGGCAAGCAACGTGATCCTGTGGCGGGTCCTTATGTGGATCCAGCAAGGATGCCCGCAGGTATTCCAGACATGGAACAGATGAATTGGCTTAACAGTTCTAAAGGTCTGTTTCCATATCGCTGGAGTCTGTATTCAGGTGGGCATGCCAATCTAGATTTGAACAAGCAGGACTGGTCAGAAGACATGGTACGCAACAGAGATCCTGGCACACTTATGCTAGGCGACTCGGGTGGATTCCAGATTGCCAAGGGCTTGTGGGAAGGTGACTGGAAGGCCAACTCAGGTTGTCCCAAAGCACAGAAGAAACGTGAAGCTGTGCTGAAATGGCTAGACAACATCAGTGATTATTGCATGACCCTTGATATTCCGACCTGGGTCATTCATGATAAAAATGCCAGTGACAAATGCCAGATCAGCACGCTACAAGAAGCTGTGGATGCTACCAAGTACAACAACGAATACTTCATGCGTCACCGCAAGGGCAAGGCCAACGGTGGTACCAAGATCTTAAACGTACTACAAGGCGCCAATCATGCTGACGCTGATCGCTGGTATGATCTCATGAAAGACTACTGTGATCCTGCCAAGTATCCTGACACGCACTTTGATGGTTGGGCCATGGGTGGTCAGAACATGTGTGACGTACACTTGGTGTTAAAACGATTAGTAGCATTACGTCATGACAACTTGTTACAAGAAGGTGTTCACGATTGGATGCACTTCCTGGGTACTAGCAAGTTAGAGTGGGCAGTCCTGCTCACTGATATCCAACGTGCTGTGCGTCGGTATGTGAATCCAAGTTTTACCATCAGCTTTGACTGTGCCAGTCCGTTCTTGGCCACAGCCAACGGTCAAGTTTATCATCATATTGATTTGCCACACAACGACAAATGGTGCTATCGT